ATGCCTAAGCACATGTTGGACCCGGTACTTGGTGCGATTGCTGAACACCTCAGGGAGCGGTTGAAGGGGAGCGGTTTGCGGGTCACCACGCGCACCGCTGACCACAACCAGGCCGTAAGGGTCGGGGTGCCGCTGATCAAGCTGCCCGTCCCGCCTTGGACTAATCCACCCTCGATCAGCACTGAGATCAGCACCACCGCCAAGGGTTATGTGCTGAATTTCGATCTGGACCTCGACGACGTCCCGCTCGACCTGAACGAGCCGGCCAGCCTGGACCGCTTGGAGAAGGTGGCGCGGGCGGCCGACGCGCTGGCGCGAGCAGCCGGGGTCCGCAAGGGCAAGTGAACCCGGACAATCCCAACCCAGAGACCCCACAAGATGAGCACCGTGAATCGCAACGCAGCCGACTGGTTCAAAAAGACGAGCACCTACCACGCCCTCGGCGAGACGCAGCGCCAGTGCGTGGACGATTTCGTACGCGGCGCCGGCGCTATCAAGATGTGCTTCGACGACCCGCCCGACCTGCTGATCGAGTCCGCGAGCGCCAGGGACATCCGCATCTCGCTTCTGCTGTGCGCCGAGCCGTACAGGGGGAATTCCGACATAGTGCGGATCGACGTCCATTGCGACCACAAGCGGGCGCCGGAAGTGAAAGCGGCGTTCGAGGCTTTCGGCCCGCTCGGGTTCTACGATCACGCCCGCAACGTCGACGAGCACAAGTTCAGCACCATGACCGCGATCTACGACCGCTCCCAGAAGCTGATCAGCACCATTCTGAAACTCCCCAAACGCTGACAACCCCGCTGAACTAGGCGAGAACCGGGCCGGCGGGGAGCGCGACCGCCGGCCCCGGCCCCCCCCCACGCGCAGAGACAAGGAGATTTCTTATGTCTGGAAAACAGAACGAGCTTGTGTTCGCGTACCCGGATTTGATGGACCACTACTGCACCAAAGGCGATCCGCCCTGCCCGGATCGCGATCCCAGTCCCGGGTTTTACGACGGCCCTACCCCCAGAGACGCGGCGATCCAGTGCCGCAAGTGTCGGTGGGCGGCCCACTGTTTCTCGAACGACGGTTTCGGCGGCAGCGACCTCGACGTCGAGGCCGTGGACGACGATTGCGAGGCCGAGCAGCCCGAACGCGGCGACTGGGTAATCGATCGAGACGAGTACGAGCGGGGCGAAGGCGGGGCGCCCGGGTGGGACGGGAGGGAGCTGGGCCTGGAAGATTTCGAGGATGAGATCCAGGAGCACCACGACTGGGTGAACGAGACCTACAACGACTACGGGCCGCGATGGGTGTGGGACGACCTGGAGATGGAGCGCATGGGGACGTTCTCGGTGGACGACGTTGACGAGCTGCTCGACTCAATGGGCTCGTAGATGAATGCCGGTTGGGCGACGAGCCCCGGCGCGCTTCTTACCTTGGGCGCCCCGGGGCCGCCGGCTTTTCGGGTTGGTAAGTAATGTGCCCGGTGTCGCGAGTATTAGAGCTTGAGACATCGGTTGCAAATATGTTGATGAATCGATTACGGCGTTGCACCCAGCTTCGCTTCCTTTAACTAACCGATGAGCGTTCAGCCCTGTCGGCTGTGACCAAGAATCAAGTGAGCGCAACGCTGTAACCCCCGGCCCTCCACATCGCTCATCGGTGGGGGCCGGGGGAGCCAGTCCGTCTGTGAGTCCACACCGATGTCCATCACGATGCAAGAACGGCTGCGCGCCCTCGACGCCGCAGAAGAATCGCCGCACGACAAGATCGACAACCTGATGCAGGAGTGGGTACCGCTGCTGCTGCTCAACGGCCCCACCCGCTCGCGGATCGCCACCGGCCTGCAGTACCTGGAAACGGCGCACTTCGCCAGCATGGCCGGCAAGGTCATAGTCACCATCGCCAAGGGGATGATCGAGGACGACGGCGAGCTGCCCGAGTGCCCCGACGACCGCCGCAACGACTTCCTGGCCGAGGCCATCAACAACACCATCACGCTGGACGACGACTGGTGCCAGGACGTGATGGACACCCTGGCGCGGGCGGACCAGTTCCGCCACGACGACTACAAGTTCGTGCCCCAGGTGCTGGAGCACTACGAGAAGTGGCTGGAGCGCACCGTCTACCTGCACAAGACGAACCAGGCGGCCGACCAAATCGCCAAGGGCCAGATGGACCTCGCCAAGGCCACGCTGGAGTCCATCCAGGTGGAGCTGAAGCCGGCCGTCAAGCAGCGGACCGACGCCGACTTCTTCGACGACGTGGACGAGCTGCTGCGCGAGCAGGCGGTGTCGCACTTCCCGCTCACCGTGGACGCGCTGACCCGGCGGCTGCACAACGGCGGGCCCGGCCGCAAGCAGACGCTGTTCTACATGGCCCGCACCAACGGCGGCAAGTCGCTGTTCATGTGCAACGACGCCGTGACGCTCGCCTGCAGCGGCTACAACGTGCTGTTCGTCAGCCTGGAGATGCCCAGGGAGACGCTGGCCGAACGCTGCTACGCGATGTTCAGCGGCATCACCATCACCAGCCTGCGGGACAGCCTGGAGGGCCTGAAGGGCCAGCTGACCAAGCAGCTGACCAAGCTGAACGAGGTCCGCACCCTGAAGTTCAAGGAGTTCCCCGCCAGCAGCGTCAGCGTCAACCACATCGAGCGGTGGATGGACGAGCTGCGGGAGAAGCAGGGCTGGGTCGCCGACGTGGTCATCGTCGACTACCTGGAGCTGCTGCTGGCGCCGCGCAAGGCGCAACGCGACGAGGCGGAGCACGCGCGGCAGAAGGAGGTCGCCAACAGCCTCAAGGCGCTGGCGCAGAAGACCAACACGCTGGTGATCACCGGCACGCAGTCCAACCGCGAGGGGGCCAAGCGGGAGGCCAACCTGGGCCTGGAGCACGCGGGCGAGTCGTACAGCAAGCTGCACGCCACCGACTACGTGGTGTGCATCAACCAGACCGTCGAGCAGAAGATGGGCGACGCGGGCAGCAACTACGAGCCCGTCTTCTCGCTGAACGTCGAGAAGAACCGCAACGGCAGCACGGGGGGCGGCCACCTGGTGCAGCTGAACCCGCGCACCCTGAGGCTGAGCGGGCTGGCGTAAATAGCCGACGAGGGCCGGGGTATCAGCACCCCCGGCCCCCCGGCAAATCTGATTGCGGTGGCGTGATCGCTTCTGGGGAGTCGCGGAATCACGCCGCCGGAACAGAGAACCAACGCCGACTGGAATCGACAATGGCTGTTGCAGCCCACCAAAATACTAGTGAGCCCCAGTTGCGAGCCCGGAGGGATCTTGTCGATTCCAACCCTCCGGGCTTTCTCCATATCTCCGCAGTGATAGGAATCGACGATGACCAAGACGAAATTCGAGCAGATCGGGCACGACCTCATACTGACCCGGGGCCAAGCGGCCCGCGAGGCGGCGCCGGCCGACGAGAAGCACTGGGCCAAGCGGGCTAAAGACGCCAAGGCCAAGTGGACCAGCCAGGCCCGCCGGATGGCCGTCGCGGCGGTGGAACGGGCCGGCTCGTCGCGAGTGGCCCACCTCGACGACAAGTTCTTCGCAGCCGCAGGCACCACCAAGTACAAGGCCAAGCGGGCGTTGGAATTCCTGCAGGCCAACCCGGTCGGTGCGCCGCTGATCACACAAATCAACACGACCGCATCCGGCCTGAGGACGGCCCAACTGAGGCCGGTGCCGGGCGACGGCGCATGGGCCACGTACCACCGCGCGATAGCGACCGCCCAGCTGCCGTTCTGGCACAAGCACGCGATCCTGACCATCAGGACGAGATACGTCGGCTGCGGCCGATTCATCCTGAACCGGGGCGGTCGCGAGTGGCAGAACGCGCTGCCGAATTGCGCGCCGGGCAAGCGCAAGAAGCAGCAGCGGCTGTACGCGGCGGAGTTCATCAAACTGGCCGAACAGGCCGGCGTCATCTACGACGTCAAGGACGGCCGCCCCGGCACCTGCGCGCTGCGAGACGACGACCACCAGGCCGTGACCAAGCTGGTCGAGTTGACGCAATCACTACCGGCCGGCAGCGTCCACAGGCGGGAGCTGCCAGGGGGAGACGGGGCAACCAAGCAACCCGCTCAACCCAATGTACAGACGGATGTTAGTGCAGTAAACGAAAGTACAGTCGCAGGGCCAGTCGACGACACCCGCCCGTTGCTCCGTCCCCCCCAGGGCGTTGCTCCGTCCCCCCCAGACACGTTGCTCCGTCCCCCCAGAGTGTTGCCCCGTCCCCCCAGAGTGTTGCTCCGTCCCCCCCAGCAACACGCAGACACCGCAGACACCGGCAGACGCCTTAGAAAAACACCTTCAAGCAAGACACCTCCAGCGGGAGGAGCAGGACTCCGGCAGCGAATCGCGGGCTTTCAGCCCGTATTCAGGCCACGGTAGCACTGAAGCACAGCGATCTGCCGAGGAGCAGCCTACCGTGGTCAACTGGGATTGCGACGCAATCGACGCCTACGACCAACAACACCCTGCTGGGTCGCAGGGCCCTGCTACCAGACCGAGTGTACAAGCACAGAGTGTGAACTCTGTGTCAGCACCGGTCGCCGGTAGCACCACGGTCGGCGACATTGACGGCGAAGCCGTCAACCCAGTCAACGTCGCTCCCGTCGACTACTGCGCGCTACGCAGATTCGACCTTGCTAAGCAACAGGTGCCGCCCACTCCTGGTGAGACGTTGACCTCCTGGCGGTCGCGGTACGCCGCCTTCCTCGGGAACGTCGCATCGTGTGCCGCGCCGGGCCCGGCCGGCCCTGGCGCCCGGGGAGCCGTTTCCTTTGACACGCTCGGGCCTCAGAGCGGCCTGGACGACGCCCGGGCCGTCCTGCTGTCTCAGCCTTACGGCGGGTCGTACGGGGCCTACCCCGACTACGACGACTCGCGATACCGGCAGCCGGTCCGCCCCAAGTGGACCCCCTGGGACGAGGACGACGTCCGCGAGCTTGAGAACGACCTGGAACTCAAGCTCGATAAGTCCCACCGGCGTGACCGCTCGCACGTGGCCGACCTGCTCAACGATCGCCTGCCGCGACACACCGACGCCACGGTCGAGGACCTGCGCAAGGCGCTCACGGCCGATTACTGGCTCAACCGGTTCGTCGCGCGGTCGCTGCGGGTGATGCTGGGTTGCGAGGAGACGGTCGGCCTGCTGGTGGAGTCGGTGGTGTCGCGGGTGAGCGAGCGTAAGGCGATGGAGGAGTCGCGGGCCAACGGCTTTCTGAACAACTGGCGGGCGCCGCACTCGGTCCGGCTCACCGACCTGGAGGAGCTGGACAAGGCGGATTGGGGTGATCGCGCCAAGTACCGCACCCTGTTCCGCTACATCAGGGCTCACGGGCTGGCCGGCTGCAAGGTGCGGCACGGCGGCCTGTGCCTGGGGGTTTACTTGCCGCCGTTGACCGACGAGTTGTTGGCCGAGTTTAAGCCCGCGTTCGACGGCGACACGCTGCCCAAGGTGCCGGCTCTGCTGCACACTATCGCCCGCGCCGCCGACGAGCTGCGCGACGGCTCACTACTTAGGAGAGTGGCATGATCAACGCGACCGAATTGAGTGATACGCGGCTTGCCGACGCCCTGCAGACCTGGCTGGAGGGGTGGTTCGCCGACAACGAGGCTAGGTTGCGTGCCGCCGGCCCGCACGTGCGCAGCATGAAGATCGTGCGTAAGGGGATCGAGGTCCATTTCGTCATCACCGGCGACGGCCGCTATCAGTGTGCGATGTGGCCGGGGGAGGGTGGGGCCGGGTACGACTATTTCCACGAGCAGGGCGTGTTCACTAAGACGGTGCTCTACGGCTCGCCGGACCTGTTCGCGGTCCTGGCCGATTGGCTGGAGGCGGCGGTGGTGAAGTGTGGCACCAAGCGTGAGCGGCCGTATGGGGTTCCCATCGACCTGATGGATATCGACTGACCAGAAGCCACGGATGGTTCCCAAACGCCCCGCCCGTTGCCTAATCGCGACGCCGGCGGGGCTTTCTCCGTTTGTTGACCGTCCCGGTTCTGAGACCTAGGTTCTAAATTGGTCGGGTCGTCCGGCCGTTCACCGGGGTTCTCAGGAGGCGGGCGATGGCTGCGATAGGCGTGAGGCAGGCGGTTGAGAAATTCGTGCGGGGGCGGTTGCTGGTCGGTTCCAGAGCGGGGCGGCACAGGTTCCGCACGTACGAGGACGGCGGCAGCGTCACTCTGTTCCGAGTAGTGCCCGCCGGGCCCTACGCCTGGTGGGGCGTCGACGTCGGCGATGACTACGCCGCCTTGGTCGAGCGTGCGAATGCTGATGAGGACGGGTGCCCGACCGTGCCGTTCTCCCACCCGTGCCTGTTCGACGAGATCCAGCGGTTCGTGAACCGGGAACTGCCGGTCGACGCGTGCGCGTCCTATACGCGGATTCGCAAGGAGTTGTTGAAGCTCTCCCGGGCCGGCAGGCTTAACATCAGGCAGTATTACCTCGATCTGGCCGGCAACCGCCACACGCGGCTCGGAGGCGGGGGGGCGAGCCATTGCAATCTGGTGGTGGAGCTGAAGACCGGCGAGCTGCGGGAGGTGGAGGTGAGCGCCGAGGGGGTGGTGCTGCGGCGGTTCATCTCCGTGCCGCTGCCCTCGGAAATCATCGGCCACGGGTTGGACACCCCGGCGATCATCGCCGAGCGTGTCCTCTACACCGGGGCGGTGGACCGGGCCGAGTATACGGCGCTCCGGGAGGCAGAGCTAGCAGAACGGGCAGAGGTAGCACAACCAAGCCGGTCCAAGACCAAGAAACCGAGCCCCGGGAAGCAGAAGCCCGACGCGCGAGGCGCAACACCCTAATCCGCGCGCCGCGAGTCTGATGCGGGGCGGGGGGCCGGGGGAGCAATTCCCCGGCCCGTTCTCGTTAACGGTTCACGTATTGGTGAAACCTGTTGTGTCCGAGAAAGCAATCTCCCACACCAGGACCCAAGATATGATCACCTCACTTCTCATCGCCACCGTCCTGATCGCCCAAGCCCCCTCCCACTCCGGCATCGTCGCCCCCCGCGACCGACAGAAAGCCATCGCCGAAGCCATCAAGGCCAACCGCAAGGCCAACCCCGTCGACCCACGGACGCTCAAGGTCGATCCCGTCAAGGTCGACCTGGCCAACAAGAACCGGGCCGAACGCGAACGCAAAGCCGCCAACGCCGGCCGCGCCTGGAAAGCAGACGCCATCGCATTCGACCAGGCCGTGGCCCACGCCGCCAGAATCAGGGCCGACGCCAGCCGAACCGCCGGCATGAGCGTCGGCCAGTACCGCGACCTCGCACGAAAAGAGCAGGGACTGCCCCCCATCCCGACCATTCGGATAATTCCCGCCGGTCGATAACACCACCCGCAGGATCGAGCTGTTGCAAGCAAATATTCCGTAGTGCTTATGCAACAGCTCAATCTAGCGGAGTCGGTCCCATGCGGTACGCTAAAATCCCCGGCGCAGTGCAGTACAAGGTCGGCGACGACGGGACCGTCTGGTCCATCAAGTCCGGCCACTGGCGCAAGCTCAAACCCGTCCTGACCGGCGGCATCAAGGGCGGCGATCCGAATCGCCGCCGTCCCGCCGTCAACCTGGTCTGCGACGACGGCCACAATCGCCAGCGCAAGATTCACCAACTCGTCGCCTTCCTGCATCTGGGCGACAAGCCCCCGGGGGCGAGCGTCCTGCACAAGGACGACGACAAGCGCAACAACGTCGTCACCAATCTCTACTACGGCGACAGCCACCAGAACGCTCACGATCGGGGCGATAATCGCCTCAGCCCGCTCGCCAGGGACGACGTCCGCGCCATCAGGGAGAGCCCGCTCAGCAACGTCGAGTTGGCCCGGCAGTACGGCGTCTGCCGCACCACCATCTGGAAGATCAGGGCCGGCCACACCTGGTCGAAGCTGGCGTGATGTCGAGAGACAACGTCCTTGCGCAAAAGACTTGTGGCCTCGTTTCTCGGCCTGATGGAATGGAGTTGTGATCACACACTCACCCGTTAGGAGCAAGACAATGACCGCCACCAAGTTCCGCCGATGGGGCAGCCGCCAGGCCGACGACATGAATAGCGGCGTAAATCTCGGGCTCGACATCAGCTGGGCTGAGCTTGACGAACTACCGTTGGACCGAATCACAGCCGTCGAGGCCGGCGTCCCGGACAACACCCTCGACGATTACGAGGACGACGGCGGCACCTACGCCCCCGGCCACCTCAGGCAGTGGATCGAGGCCAGGACCGAGCCCGCCTGGGACCTCATCCATTCTTATACCCGAGCCCAAGCTATCGAGGATGGAACCCTGGTCGACGTCAGCGTGCGTGCCAAGGAGGCCGGGTTCAAGATCCCGGTCGCCCTCACCCGCGCCGTCTGGTCCAGGTACGTCGAGATTCCGGCGGGTGTCGATTGCCAGGACGAGGCCGGTCGCCTCTGGGATGTGCTGTGGATGCTGCACGTGGCGATCGGTCAGACCGGCTTGGGTCAGGATACGCTCAGCTATCAGTTATACGTGCGAAATGACAACCAAAAGCCGAGGCTGGTCAATCTGAAGGCGACGTGTGGCCCGGGGGATGACGCCGCGCCGGTCCTTACGATCCTCTGTCCGGATGAGGATTGAGTAGATACTTGTGGTGGGGTTGATTGGGCTCAACCTCACTGCTCCTCGGGAGACGGCCAGTGGGCGGTGCTGAGACCGCGTACTGGCCGTTTCTATGCGCGAGACCTGCTCACAAGGCCCGCTCGATTGGTAGATACGTTGGTCCCACTTCGGGGCAAATCTGAATTATCGAAGTGGGCACTTGGTACTTCCAGCGGAGCACTAGTCAGATGGCGCAGCCTTGGCAGATCAAGATTGACGACGAGCTGAACGAGCGGGCCAAGGGGCGGGCGCGTGAGCTTGGCCGTACCCTCTCCAACTACATCCGCCACCTCGTCCAACAGGACTTGAAAGCGGACCCTAAAAGCGCCAGTCAGGATTACTGGGCCAAGGTCCGCAGTGTGGTCGAGCCCCTGAAGGCCCGGCTGGCTGAGTCGGGGGAGTTCGCCCCCCTCAACATCGCTGTCGATCCGCTTGTCTACCCGGAATTGCCGAACACCGTCGTCTGGATCTATCACAAGCCCAGCGGGAGGCTCTGTGGCATCTTGTTCAGAGTCGACGAGGTCCACTTCTGGATCCAGAAGAACGACCACCTCGAACTGTCCCGCGTCGTCTGCAACTCGACTTACGAGAACCCGGCCATCGTCGATGAGATCATCGCCAAGTTCACGGCCGCCTGACAATGCCTGTCTTCAACGCCATCGCCAGGGGAGCCTGAAAGATGCCCGGCACGCCCATCAGGGACATCGCCCACGCCATCACCGACCTGATAGCCGACGCCCACCCCGACCAAAGTATAAGCCTCCATCTGCTCGTTAAAGCCGGGCCGGCTGCTGCGATAACTATTGCGCTGATGCCGATCGACGATATCACACTATCCTTCGGTGATGCGGGGGTCTTGTGCCAGTGCCATGGTCGGTTGCTCCAGCAAACTGACGCGCCATTCGTCGAGTATGCCGACCCCGAGTTTGAGGAAAAGACGCTCGCGATAGTAGACGAAGGACTGCGGGTCCACCTCACCGCGATGCATGAACTGCAAGCAAATATCGCTACCAAGATGAACGCGATGAACACGAAGTTGTCGGGTGCAACGTTCGCGAAAATCGAACGGTTGCTGGAACCACGCGACCGGAGCGGCGGGTTATTCGCTCGACTGGGCAAGTGGTTCGGTGGGGCCAGCAGATTCTTCTTCGCGCCTAAGTGATCAACGCAGGGGGCAGGGTCATGATCGAGCGGGGCATCATGCATGGGGTAAAGGACTGGGCAGCTGAGACCTTCCCAGCCTACAAAGCCATCCTCAACGGGCACGGCCAACAACCTCGGCTCACCCTGCAAAACCGAGCCCGATGGAACGACGCCGTCACCCTCTACTTCGAGCAGGAGGGCATCACGTTCCTGGCCGAAACCATCAAAAACAAACGGCTCGCCATGCTAGTCAGCAACTACTCCAAGATGCTCTCTAAGTCCGCCTCGCAAGGCACGACACATGAGATCGAATTCCAAGTCCAGTATGCAGACATCGGCTTCCTCGAACAGCTCGAAACCTATCTGAAAGCCAAGCTCGGAGCCTGACCGATGACCAGTATAGAACTCAGCATCGCCACCATCGACATGATCAGAGAAGCACTTAACCCGCTCCTCCACCCCGACCTCCACACCAAACTCCGATGCGAACCAACCACGCTCCTCCGCATAAAACACAAACCCAACTCCATCCACCAAGCCCTGTACTTGTCAGTCCCCACCAACGGCAAGTACAGCCAAATCGCCATAATCGAATACCAAGGCGATGGCCGAGACCTCATCGAAGTAGAACTCTGCTCGGAAAAGGAATGGATGCCCTGCGAGTCGCGCGGATTCCCACTCGTTGAGATCGAGCAAAGCATCCCCACAATCGCCACCATCATTAACAACCACTTCGACGAATGGGCTGGTGCCGCGACCAAGCACGGCGAGGTCTGGCTCAGCCCCTGGATGTGAAATAGCCGATCCCGACACCAGCAATCGGGGAACCAGCAATATGATCGTCCACGCGGTAATCACTCACGACCTAATGGACTGGTTCAGCCAGGACTACCCAAGTTTCTTTGTCAACATCAATGTAGACCGGGAACACGCCATGCTCTACTTAATGGCCCCGACCAGCAAAGTCATCGCTTGCCTCGCGATCACCTCAGACCACATCGCCGCCTCGGACACTAGGGCGGTGACCAGCGGCCAAGAAATGTCAGCGTTCGCTGCATGTACCAACCCTAGGCTTCGCCGTTGGATGGAGAAGCATGCCGACGAATTGGGGAACTTAGGCTACACGTCCCCGCCATATACCGGTCAGCTGCCCTTGTCGGATCCGAGCAGTATTGACACCATCACCCAATTCCTCGAGAACGTCCTCGCAGAGTCGCACGGCGCTTGATATAATGGTCCCTTGGTCGCTTGCAGTCGCAACTCAGCCAGCCAAGGAAAAGACAAATGACGTCGCGCCAGAGATACCGCGCCAGGATCGACGAAGACCTCGCGTCCGTTTACAAGAACCTCTCCGTCGCCTACATCAAAGCCTTGAACTATCAAGTTAGTCTGTGGGAGTACGCTGAAAGAGAGCGCGAAAGACCCCGCACCCAAGAAGAGATTGAGTTCATAGAGGAGAAGACAAACGGCGAGCAACCGGTCTACGAGCACTGGTCCGAACAATTCGGCCTCGACCTCATGACCCCATACGTCGAGCAAGAAGTGGAGAACAAGAGCTACTTCATGTACAACCTCTTGCTGGTCTGGATTTGGAGCATAACCGAGGCCAAACTGAACGACGTCGCCGAGAACTTCGTACTAGCTGACCCCTCAGTGCTGACGGGCCCTAAGTTCAAAAACATCAAGCTCGGAGTCGATCACTTCGTGGGAGGCAGGAGGAAGTCGGACGCCTATCGCATGATCTTCGCAGAGTACAAGCGAGAGGCCGCTCCCGAGTCCAAGGTGGGCATCGGCCGCTTCGAGTCGATGTTCGATGCCCTCGGGCTTAAGGGAGGCGTACCGAAAGAAGTCCGCGCCTTATTCTTGGAGATGTCCGAAGTACGGCACAACATGGTTCACCGCATGGGGGTCATCGATCAGAAGATGGCCGAACGCATCCCAAGATTGACTACAAAAATCGGTGGCACTATCGCCGTCCAACGCGAGTTCATCCTGTCGAGCATGCATGCCGTTAAATTTTACATCCTTGAGATCGACATACGCATTAGGAATCATTTTGGTGAACCGATTCCAGAGTCCGCTGCCAAGCTACATGGTAGTTATGCGCCAAGACCTCATATTAAACACGATGAGACAGACAAAGCTGGGCCCTTGGGTCCGAGTCAGATAAGGACAAACTGACTGGCTAAAGTAGTCCGCTCCACGTCAAAACCCGATTTGGCCTGGTCGTCGAAACGGTCGTGGATGCTCGCCTACCTGGGAGCGCCCGCCGCGAAAGACGTTGTGACCGCCGATGTTTGAGGTGCCGTGGCCACTACCGTAGACGAACCATTGCGGATGTGGCAGATATCATCGACGAAGGAGACCTGCGATTGGCGTGGGATGCGCACCCGTACGATCGACACTTCCTTGTATTTGATGACATCAATATTCGTGCCGACTTGAGTCTTCAAAGGGTCCGAAAGACCTGAGTTCGCAATGTGGTTGCAGATCTGACTCACGTAGGTGTCAAGGCTTAGCCCAAGTTGGGTAGCCTCTCTGTCGACGCCGACAAGGAACACGCGGTCGAACTCTACCGGGTTAGAGTTGTAGATTTCCTGGACGCGGGCGGCGTCCTTTTGCGTGTCTGCAATTCCAATGTAGAGATATCCGTCTGCATGCGGCCCACAGTTGGCTATCCCGCAGATTGTCTCAACGATCACTTGCAGGATGTTCGGGTCTCGCGTTTTGGTTTTATCAAGCCTGAGAAGTCCCTGCTTGAACTCATACCTGCCGGTTTCGGTTCGCGATCGACGGATGGAGTTTTCGAAGTCGAATGACATCGCGGGGCCATGCGTCAGGACGGAACTGTCGGATCTTACGAACTGGTCCCTGATCAAGCCTTTAGTAATATTAACGTTGGTTTGCCTTGCGGCGGTTTTCAGGTTCTTTTTCCCGACAGCGATTTTGTCGGAAAGGTCTGTGAGACATTGCATTATTGTGTCTTCACTTTCCGCCACGGGTGTCATACCCTCCTTGAAGATCAGCTCATAGAATGCCATAAATACCGCAAAGAACGGGGCCTTAAGAGCGTTGGAAGTCGGTTTGCGATACACGCAATCACGGAATGCGAAGCGGCCCTTGTTATGACTTTCTACAGTCGACCTAATGGTAGAGAATACGTTTTTGACTTCTTCGATCAATCTCTCCTTTCCATACTGGGCAAGGTTGCGGTTAACCTCCACGTATTCTTTCTCGCCTTCCTTGTAGACTCGATTCAGAAAGTCTCCCGACGCTTCAGCAGGTCTGCCTAGGAGGATAGAGGAGCAGATGTCGGCGAGAACCTGCTCGTCCTCGCTGTCGCGTAGATCGCTTGTCCTTAAGACGCCCTGGTAGCACCAGAAGATGTCTTCCGCCTTCAAGGCGTAACCGTGAAGGTTGCGGCTTGTTTCGATGCTGATTTCTGGCATCTGACTCAACAGCAAGGAGTCGCGGGATACATCACCTCGAATTTCGGCCGCAAGATGTCTAACGACTTCTGCAAATCCAGAGAGAACACCAGCTTGGCGTCGTTCTTGGTCGCTTAATTGTCGCCCTCCAGAATTGATGCGTCCAAATACGTCAGTGATTCGACTGTCCAATTCACTCGGCACCACAGTGACGGCGAGTTGGTAATCCAGTATGTTGGCGCAGTCGAGAGCGGAGATCCGTTCGATATTGTCAGCACACGGGACAAAACAGCCGGCCTCCGCAGCTTGCCGAGCCCTGGGGAATTCTCTTATATCGAAGCATCGCCCGTTGTATGTAAACGAGTGCTCAATAAAACTGAAAATCGCGTTGAGACGCTGCATGCCGTCTATGATCTCTAGTGAAACCAAATTGCTGCCCGACGGCTTCTCTGCCAGCAGAAACAAGGGCATTGGGTAGTCTTTTAGAATGCTGTCAATAAGATGTTGCTTTTCGGCTACAGTCCAGACCAGCTTTCTTTGGTATTGGCGATTAACAAGAAGGACTCCCTCTCTGTAGTTCTTGTAGAGGGACTGGATGCTGATTCCTCTCGGCGATACTGCCATAAGTCGAGACTCCCCGCCAACATTGACAATTTTCTCCTCGCGGATGATAGCGGACAGACCGACGTCAGTCAAGTCATCTGACATCCGTTGACGCACACTTGGAGCCGAGGTTTGCGCAGAAGCCATATATGCTCACGCCTCGCACATGGCATTAAGCCAGATGCCCAAACAGGCGAGTAAACGGTCTCGCGTTGAACGGAGACAAAAACCGCACCCTTTCCCGTAGCGATTCCGGCAACACCCTAGCCGCGTAGTCAAAGAACCTAGCCTCACGCTCGAAGCATCGCTGCCTGTCCTCGTTTCGCACATCAGGATTCACATTTCCATAGAACCAGCCCCTGCCATCCACGAACCCGCCATCAAGACCATATACATCAATCTGCTCATACCCACACCACACGCCAAACTGCAAAGCCACAAAAGACGAAGACCCAAGATACACTCCCACCCCTAGATCGAAGCTGAACCCAAGCCCTAGCACACGCCCGAACCTCACCTGATCCTGCGCACCAGACCCACCCTCACAACACGTCAAAATCGTCGCACCAGGGCAAGCCCCAGCGTGAACCCACTGCGACTCGTCCACAAACAAGTGGTACCGCAGCGATCCCAACACGCGAGGGTCCGGCCGGTTCACGGCTAGTAAGTCAGTCTCTGGGTTCACCAAACCTGGAGTATCCACATCTCCGAGAGATGGGCCGTTAGCCAGGATCACCAACCGCCTCCCTGCTCCCGACCACCGAAGTTCGTCGATAAGCATCCCACACCCCTGGAGGATAGAACGATGGCAGACCGCCTTAGATTCGCACCCGACCTCACCACCCAACTCGAAGGCCCTAACCCGGTCCAGGTCTCCCAAAAAGAGGCCCATGATTGGTACAACTCGGCCGATTGGAAACGTGTCAGGGCTCGCGTCCTCGCACGGGACAAGAAGCTCTGCCAGGTCTGCCTGACCAGGGGCCGAACCACGCTCGCCAATATGGTTCACCACAAGCTCAAGCGGATCGAGTATCCGCATCTGGCTTACACTGAGTCGAACCTGGTCAGTCTCTGCTGGGGCTGCCACGCCAAGTTGGATCACGCTAGCAGGTGATGGGGAGGGGACTGGTATACTCTACCTGGCATTCTGGTAATCGTGGCAATCTAGGTAGGTGGGGGTAGGTCGGGCATCTGAGATATTATATATATGGCTGGAACGCTGCCAGCTGCGCTCTGAAGCGTACGATTCCGCCGGCATTGCACCAGGGTCGATCCTCCCCTATAGAGCCGCCTCCCCTGCCGATGGCCTTCCTTTGGCTCCCGTCGCTCTCGTCGTCGTGAGCCCGTCTTCCAAGCCGTCCCGGCCCTCCCGTTCCGTGGAGGGCTCTCTCTTCAAACATCAGATTGGGGCGCTTCCGTGCCTCCGTCTTGTTTAGAGGAGATTCCCATGGGTGGTAAGAGACCCGCTCCCACCTCAGTTAAGAAGGCTCTGGGGGTTCGGCCGGCACGTATGAACCAGAGCGAGCCTGTTCCGCCTGAGGGCGCGCCTCTGCCTCCGGCTTACATCGCGCGAGACGAGGTTGCCCTCGCGCAGTGGAACGAGCTGGTGCCGATGCTGCATGAGATGGGCGTGCTGTCCAAGGCCGACGGTCTCATCCTCGGCGTTCTATGCCGCGCATATTCCAAGATGCTGATGGCGATGGAGAAGCTCGACGGCGACGGCGAAGGCGAGGGCTACACGGTTAAGGGTTCTCGCGCCGCTGTGGCCTCGCCGTATATCGCTGTGGAAAAGGACGCTCGGGACACCATCTTGAGGATCGCCAACGAGTACGGTCTTACGGCCGTGGCTCGGTCTCGCATCAGCGTTCTCGGTGGTGGCGGTGCCTCTCAGCCTGGCGGGCTCGCTGAGTTCTTGGCGAGCAACCCTCGGAACAAGGCGGGCTGACGTGATAGTTGAGGCTGTCAAGTTCCAGTTGCTGGCGGGGGTGATCGGCGATGCCTTCGCAGAATGGGCGGCCATACCATATTCGGGGCACCCGGTCCCTCATAACCTGACGCGGGACAACTTCGTCGTCGTGCGTACGAAGTCCGACGAGCTGGCTATCGAGCAGGGTTGCTACTGGGATGCTGACCGCGCTGAGTACGCGACCAATTTCATTGAAAAGTTCGTGCGGCACGTCGAAGGGCGGTTGAAGGGTCAGTTGTTCAAGCTGCTGGATTGGCAGAAGGATATCATCTGGCGGCTGATCGGCTGGGTGCGGGCCGATGGGTTCCGGCGGTTCCGGACGATTTACATCGAGCAGCCCAAGAAGGGTGGGAAAACAATTCTGATTATGGCCCTGGCTCTGTTCCTGGGTATCGCTGATGGTGAGCCGTCGCCGCAGATCTATACGGGTGCGGTGGACGCGGGGCAGTCCGAAGTCTTGTTCAAGATGATGACGGACACGATCGAGATGGACCCGGCTCTGTCCGCCTGGACGAAGATTAAGTGGTCGTACAACAGGATTGAATTCGGTCCTGGCGGTTTCCTGAAGTCGATGAGTGCCGCCGCTCCGAATAAGGACGGCGTTAACGCTCACGCGGTCATTTTCGATGAGTTGCACCGGTTCAAGTCGAGCGATCTATGGGACGTGATGCAGGGGTCTATGATCGCTCGCGATCAACCGATGATCGTCAGCATCACCACGGCTGGCGATAGCTATGAGTCGCTGTGCCGTAAGCAGCATGAGTACACGCTCGCCGTGAATTCTGGGGAGACGATCGACACCACTTTCGATGGGGTCATCTATGCGGCTCCCCGGGGCGCGGACCCAATGGCTCGGGAGACCTGGTACCGGGCCAACCCGTCTCTTGGTCATTCCATCAATGAGACTGATTTTGAGGGCCTGCTGAAGAAGGCGGTTAGTGAGGGGCCCCGCGCTCGGGCTCGCTTTTTCCGCCTGCATCTTGGCATCTGGTCGGAGGGTTCGAGCGAGTACATCCCGTCTGCTATTTGGGATACTTGCATAGATGAGACGTTGACGTTGGATTCGGTCGAGCCTGGCACTCCCTGCTATATGGGGATCGACCTTGCAAGGGTCAATGACTTGGCTTGCGTGGCTATGGTGTTCGGCACCTCGGAGACTGGGCTGAAATGCTTCGTTCATACCTGGTGTCCGGAGGAGATAGCCCAGGAGCGGGAGAAGCTTAACAGGTGGAAGTATCTGGAGTGGGCTGAGAAGAAGTTGATCACGCTCACCCCGGGCTCTGCTGTGGATTTTCGCTTCATCCAGGATCACATCATTGAGATGAATGCGAGGTTCAAGCCCAAGCTGATATATGTAGACAGCTACCAGGCTACTCAGGTGCACATTGAGCTGGCTGATCGTGGGGTGAAGACGACGGCGTTGGCTCAGACGTTCCGTGGTTTGAGCAATCCCACGAAGGAGTTTCAGCGGTTGGTGCTGAGCAAGAAGGTGAAGGCCCACGCGAATCCGCTGTTGTCTTGGTCTATGGGCTGCGTGGGGCTGATCGAAGACGCGAGCGAGAACGTGCGGATTCGGCGTAAGACGGTCCGGGGGAAGATCGACCCGGTGGCTGCTCTGATCGATGCGGTGGCCGCGATGATTGACGATACGTGCGTGAAGGCGAAGCCCAAGCCGAAGTTTATGTGGGTGGGTGGCAAGTCTAAGCCCAAGGACGAGGGCGAGTGAGTGCTCCGAGCCAAAACTATGGTACGGAGGACTTACGATTATGCGCGTCATCACCTGGGTCCGTCCTCGGTTCCGCCGGGCTCCTCGGCCGGTAAGCGATCTCCTGGTTCGTGGGGGCACCAGCTATGGCCAAGGCTAGGTTGAAGAAGTACCAGAGTGGGATCCGCCGCGAACGTCTGAACGCACCCGAACGCAACATGGATAGGGAGTTCTTCCAGACCCTTTTGAACGGGGCGAGGGGTAGGCATTCCCCCTACTGGAGCGAGGCCCAATCGCGCATCAACGAAGACTCGGCGATGAGTCTAACCGCCGTGTACTCGGCCATTAATCGCATTTCCAGCGATATGGCGATGATTCCGATCCAGGTGAAGCGGCGCGAGAAGGACGGTTCCAAGCGGGTGGTAGACGATCACCCGGTGGCCAAGGTGCTGAGCAGCTCCTGGGATCACGGCCAGACGAACGCGTTCTTCTCGAAGCGTCAGGTAATGGGCTACTGCTTGGGGTGGGGTCAGTCGATTTCCATAATCGAGTCGACCCGGTGGGGCGAGGTCACCGGGCTTCAGCATCATCACCCTCAGTACGGGCGTGCGTACCGGGACAGTAATGGGCAGCTCTATTATATCGTCATGGGGCTGAACAATCAGGTTAAGGAGTTGCCACCTGAAAAGGTGCTGCACTTCAAGAATTACGCCTGCTGCGGGGACAATGGCGATTCGCCGCTGTTGATCGGTCGGCCAGCCTTGGCGTTGTACACGTCGGCTGAGGCTTACGCGCAGACGACGTACTCGAACGGCGGGAATATGCGCGGCTACCTGATGACCGATCAGGATATGACTGTTGAGGAGGTCGAGGCATACCTTAGCGCGATGGTGGACGAGCATGGTGGCGTCACCAACGCGAATAAGATTGGTCTGCTCCAGGGTGGGATGAAGTGGATGGCCACCTCGTTCAGTCCCGAAGCGGCTCAGCTCGTCGCGTCCCGGACGTTCGCCATTCAGGATGTGTGCCGTCTGTTTTCGTTGCCGCCGCACAAGCTCGCTGAGATGAGTAGTTCCACGTTTGGGAACATCGAGGAGCAGAACCGGCAGTACGTCGATATGACGCTGATGTCGTGGATCACGATGATCGAGGCCGAGTGCAACTTGAAGTTGTTCTCTCAGCTGGAGCGGGACGCGGGCTATTGCGTGATGCATGACCTGGAGGTTCTGCTTCGGGGAAACGCTCTGGCCCAGGCGCAAGCCGACCGCGAGTACGTCACCAGCGGTATCAAGAGCGTCAACGAGCCTCGTGCTCGCCTTGGTCTTCCTCCTGTTGATGGCGGCGACGCCCACATCATCCAGTCCAATCAGGCGACCCTTGAGCAGATCGTGAGCGGGAAGACGCTGCGTAGCAACCTTCCTGCTTCAACTTCGGAGGTTCCTATCAATGTCTAATCCCGCACTGCCCAATAACGTTGAGAGACTCTGGGGCTCGAACGTCCTGACCGTCAGGGCCTCTCAGGCGGTCGAGTCGCTTGACGCCTCCGTTGATGGGGATGTGGTCCCCGGGGACGTGGTCATCGAGGGGTTCGCCAACCTGTATAACACGCCGATCCCGATTCTGGATCTGTACGTGAATTACTTCCTGCCTGGTGCGTTCGCGCTGTCGTTGGCCGATCCGGCGCAGGACGTGTTGTGCTGCTTCAATCACGATTACAGCAAGCTGCTGGGCCGTCGCTCGGCTGGCACTGCATCGTTCGTGGAGAAGCCTGAGGGTTTGTGGTCGTCGGTTCGTCTGCCCAAGGGTGGTGAGGGTCCGTGGGTGGCGGAGGCGGTGCAGCGGGGAGATCTCCAGGGACAGTCGATTACATTCCAGGTCTTGGAATGCACGTGGGATCACAAGGTGGATCCGCCGATCCGGTACATCAGTAGGGCTCAGCTGTATGAAGCTGGTCCGGTCACCGACCCGGCGTGCATCAGTACGACGATCGGTGAGGCGCAGATGCAGTCCTCGCGGCTGCAAGCTCAGCAGCTGGTTTCGATGCAAATATCTGGTAATGACGACCGCGGCGCGGATGATCGCGTCAGGCTTGAATTGGACCTGGCCGCTTCGCTGCTCTGAGCTTCGTGCGGTCTTTGACGTGAAATAGTGCTCATTCGAGAGGACCAACGCGATGACCGGACTTGATTTCCGCCAGACGGCCAAGCTCAAGCACGACGAAGCCCAGGCCATCATCCAGAAGGCCGACGCCGAGAAGCGTTCGATGTCGACCGAGGAGCTGAGCAGCGCTCGGGGTCTCCTCGACGAGGTCAAGGCCCTCCAGTCCGAGGCCGATGTCCGCGAGCGTTTCAGCTCGGTGGCCGCTGGTGGCTTCGCTGCGATGCCCCACCACGACGCCAAGAACGTCGGCAAGCACACCTACAAGCGTTCGCGCGTCGTCCAGGCTATGGCCGCTGGCAAAGCGGTGGACGGCCTGGAGGGCGAGATCCATCAGACCTACTCCCAGCTCAATCGGAATCTGCCGTTCCCTGAGGGTGGGATCTACATGCCGTGGGACGCCGTCGTGGAGCGCCACGCCGCGCCCGCCGTCGTCACCCCCTCGATGACCACGGGCACCAGCGATGGTGCGATCTTCACGAACTACGACACGGACATCATCGACATGCTGCGTCCGCTGACGGTGCTGGGTCAGGCCGGCGCGACGTTCAAGACGAATCTGCCCAACGGCAAGTACCACACCCCCAAGAAGAACGTGAAGACCGCCGCGTACTGGGTGCCCGAGGGTTCGGCCCCGAACAAGAGCGGCACCGGGTACACCTCGGTCATCCTGGACGGTAAGCACCTCGCCGCGAACGCGACCGTCTCGTACGAGTCGATGAAGAAGGCCGAGGCCGGTCAGGAAGCGGACCTGGTCAAGGACCTCTTCGGCGAGATGTTCCTGGAGATGGAGAACGCGACGTTCAACGGCACCGGTGCGGACGGCATTCCTCGTGGGCTGTTGGCGTCGACCGGCACCAACATCGTCGAGTTCAAGACCGGCTCGGGCGGCGGCAACGCGACCCTTGCTAAGATCCTGGAGTTCGAGAAGCAGATCGCCATCAAGAACGTGCGCGGCCCGCTCTCCTGGATCACGACCCCGCACGCTCGGTCTTACCTCAAGCAGCTGCCGAAGCTCTCTGGCAGCCAGTACGCCGACTTCTTCTGGGCCGGCGATAACACCATCTGCGGCTACCCGGCCCTGATGTCCAACATGGTCCCCGCTAACAACCAGGACACGACCGACTCCAACCTGTCCTCGATCATCCTGGGCTGCTGGCAGCACCTGATGATCGGCATCTGGGGTGGCGTCTACCTGATCCGCGACGACAAGAGCAGCTTCGGCTCCGGCGCCGTCAACTTCGGCGTCCACCAGATGGTCGACGTCGCCCTCCGCTACCCGGAAGCCTTCAGCATCAGCAACGACCTCAAGGTCGTCTGATCCCGGCCCAACCGATACGGCCAGCGGCAAAGCTATGGGGGACGGTCGCCAATGCGGCCGTCCCTCAACACGTATATGGGGGCGAGAATGGGTAAGCCATACATCGACGAGGACGGAAACGAGTGGTACGCGGTCAGAGCCGTGCAGAGCTTCCTATTGGGCAGACAAATAGTGAGGCCCGACGATTGCCTGGCGCTCTCTCGCACCCAGTACCTGTACTACATCAAGGGCGGGATCGTGGCCGACGACGACTACCTGGAGCGGCAGGCCAAGGCCGAGGCCGAACTTCTCGCCAGGCTGGAGCTTCAAGCCGCCGAGGCACTCGCCTTGGAGTCTCAACGCCAGGCCAAGGCCGAGAAGAAGGCAGCTGCCAAGCTGGCCAAAATCGAGGCCGAATCGTCCAAGTCCGAACCGGTGGTCGAGGCACCTGCGCCTCCCCCGATCAGCGATGAAGAGGTCAGGGCGCAGTTGGCCGAGTTGTCCATGGGTCTGGGCGCCTAACGAGCCCTGATGGGGGTAATTCGATGAGGCCGAGCTACGAACTGACCATTACCACCGGACCCACGGCCCACCCACTCACGTTGGAGGAGGCCAGGGCGCAACTGAACAGCCCTCAGGGTCTCCCCGACGATGTCTACGTCGAGTCCCTGATTGCAACCGCTCACCGCTACATCGCCAAGGGGTTCAACCTCACCCCCATGACGACCCAATACCGGCTGGTGACTGGGCGATTCGTCAAGGATCTCCCACACCCGCCCGTGCAGTCGATCCAGAGCATCCAATACTACGACTCGACCGAGACCCTCATCACCTTGGAAGCGGGCGACTACTCGTTCTACCCAGGGTCCAGCAAGATCCATTACCGCTCGGATCTATGTCTTTACGCTTCCGCGCGTACCGACAGGGTGATCATCAATTACACGGCCGGGTACGCGAGTGCTGAGCTTGTGCCGGACTCTATCAAGCATGCGATGCGGTTGCTGATCGGTCATTGGTACGAGCAGCGTCAGGCTACCGGCGAGTCGACGGTCAAGGCAATTGAACTGGGCGTCAGGGATCTGCTCTTCACCGAGAAGTGCCATCGCTGGAGGGCGTGATGAGATTCCCGAACCCGAATAAGTTCAATCGTTTGGTGAGCATCGAGCGTCGCAACGCCGTCCAGGAGGAGTCGTACGGCTCCCCTCAGGTGGTCGGTTGGGACGAGCTGGCCAAGGTCTACGCGAGCATTGCGACCGTGGACGGGCGCGAGTACGTCGTTCCTGGTCTCAATCAGAACGTGCCGCTCGCCACCCACCGCATTACGTTCCGCTGGCCGGGCTTCAGGGTCAAGCCCAAGGACCGGATCGGGTACGAGGGCCGGAGCTTCAACATCACTCGCGTTGACAACGTCGAAGAGGCCAATCGGTTCATCCAGGTCCTGGCGACCGAGTTGCCTGTTTAGATTCAAGTTGGTTGTTTTGTTCGGGGGATTTGTCCAATGGCTATCGGTGCTGCGATCAAGGTGAGCGGCGGTTCCAGTTCGGTGGCTGGCTATCCGGCTATTAACGCCAACTTCGACGAGATCGGCGAGGCTGTGCTGGACGTGAACACGGGGATCTCCTCGGGCTCCACCATCACGGCAATGATCATCGGCTTCGCGGTCGCGGACATTCAACACATCTGTATGCTATCCAACGTCAACATGACGCTGCGCACCAACTTCGTAGACCAGACAGCGGGCGGGGACACCTTCGAGCTGGTGGCTGGACGGCCCCTCATCTGGAACGCGGGGGACGGCTATTTCCCTTGCCCGTTCACTGAGAACGTTGTCGCGCTGTTCGCCTTCGGTCAGTCGGCCGGCCAACTCAGGTGTCGGTTCCTGGTCTGATCGTTCTCTCTCCGGTTCCTGGTAACGGGGGCGAAGCCGATGGCTGACATCGTGAATTATGCGGCGTTGAAGTCCGGCCTCCTGAGGTTCGACCTGGATCTCGGCCCTCTGATGGCCAAGCTGGACGAGCTGCCGAACGTGGTGCGGAACAAGTTCGTGCGGGGTGCTCTGCGCGATTCCCTCATCCCCACCATGAACGTCGCGCGGGCGATCGCTCCGAGGGATACGGGGCGTCTGGCAGAGAACATCCGCATCCGGCCCGGTAAGACCCATGGCACCAAGATTACGGTCCTTGTCAGTTCGATGGACAAGCGGCGCAAGGCAAAGCTCGGGGCGAGCGAGTCGACCTATTACGGCTACTTCGCGGAGAAGGGGTTCAAGCACTACCTCTCCAAGAAGGACGTCCCTGGCAAGCACTATATGGAGCGTGCTTTCGAGCAGACCGAGAGCATATTCACTGCCAATGTGGAGGCGTTCTTGTCGGAGGCTTTGCGCCAATATTTCGTCTGAGTCAAAGATTCAAGGTAGGCGTTGCGTTCTTTGTGGCTGGCCGGGGGTGATTCTGATGCCCGACAATGAGCTTCCTCACCGTAATCTCAAGAATTGGGCGTATGCTCGTTTGGTGCAGACGCACGTGTCTGGTTCCGGCTGGTTTGACGTGGATAACGCGAGCCAGTTTGTGGACGCCACTGAGGATTCTCCGATTCCGGTGGTGGTGGCTCCTCTGGGGGTCGCTTTCACTATTGCGCAGTCACCTGCGAATTCGTCTATTTTCTTGGTGATTGGTACTGACGGGAATCGGTTGTTGGTGTCTGCTCCGGTGGAGGATACGGTCGACAGGAAGTATGCTGTTGCGTCTTGGCTGTGGTGTGCTGATACGAAGGGTGCACACGATGAGATTTGGGCGGCGATCGGGTCCGGCGGTGGTGGCAGCGAAAGCCAGGGGCCGACCGGGCCGATGGGGCCAACGGGTCCAGCCGGGGTACCTGGATTGTCGATTACCGGGCCTCAAGGCTCTCCCGGGTTGTCAGTGACGGGTCCTCAGGGGGTACCCGGAGTGACCGGGCCATCTGGACTATCTATAACCGGCCCTCAGGGAATACCAGGGCTATCGATCACGGGTCCTCAAGGTATCCCTGGACTATCTATAACCGGCCCTCAGGGATCGATTGGACCGACCGGTAATGATGGGCTTTCGATCACAGGCCCTCAAGGTCAGATGGGTCCGACCGGTGTTGCCGGATTGTCGATCACGGGTCCTCAGGGTCCGGCCGGAGTGACGGGAGTTTCCGGATTATCGATTACGGGTGCTCAGGGTGCCCCTGGTCTATCGATTACCGGGCCTCAGGGTCCGGCCGGAGTGACGGGAGTTTCCGGATTATCGATTACGGGTGCTCAGGGTCCGGTCGGGACTACCGGAGCGGTCGGAGCAACCGGCGTCCGTGGGGCAACCGGAGTCGCCGGGCAGACGGGGATCGCAGGACTCTCAGTTACTGGCCCGGCCGGCGCAGTTGGTCCCACAGGCGCTCAAGGGCTTAGCATTACTGGTGCAACCGGAGTCGTGGGTCCGGTTGGCCCGACAGGTGCTCAAGGGCTCTCTATTACCGGCCCGACTGGTCCGGCCGGCACGCCTGCGGCTGCTCCGGTTATCCAGATATTCAAGGCCAGTGGGACCTGGACCAAGCCCACGGGGGCCACATTCCACCGCGTGCAGATGGTAAGCGGCGGCGGGGGCGGGGGCTCCGGCCGTTGTGATGCTGGGGCCAACATCAAGGGCGGTGGCGGCGGTGGTGCGGGTGGGTACTACACCGAGGCCACGTTCCTGGACTCCGATCTGGGTAGCACTTGCGCCGTGACTATCGGGGCCGGGGGTAATGGCGGTGCCGTAATCCTGAATACCACCGCCAACGGCAGCGCTGGTTTGACCGGCGGTACTAGCATGTTCAATACCACATACCTGAGGGCTGCGGGCGGCAGTCCCGGCGGGGGTGCCGCTGGGACTGGTCCAGGCAACGGCGGCAACCCAAACGGGCTCGCTGGGGCCGGCACTGGCGGTTCTGGTGGTGCGGGTACGGCTGGTTCTCAGAATAGCGTGCCTTACACCACGCCGGGCGGTGCCGGTGGTGGCGGTGGCATGAATGCGGCCGGGGCCTATTTCTCGGGCGGGACGGGGAACGCTGTGATGGGCTGGGGAACCCAGTCCGGCGGCAACAACACGGGTGGGCCCGGGGCGGGGGGCGACGGCCTCAACGGCTTAGTATACTCCCGGCCGGGCGGGACTGGCTTGCTGTACGGCAACGGCGGATCGGGCGGCGGCTCATCGGCGTCTGGTCCCGGATCGGGCGGCAACGGCGGCCTCTACGGAGCCGGTGGCGGCGGTGGGGCCGCTCAATTAGGTGGCACCTACCAGGTGACCAGAGTCAGGGTGACCAACGGCGGCACCGGCTACACCTCCGCGCCGACGGTCACCATCGCCAACGGCGGCGGGTCCGGGGCCACGGCCACGGCCACGGTGAGTGGTGGCGTCATCCAATCGATCACGGTCACTGCCCAAGGTTCGGGCTTCACGGGGGTGCCGGACGTCAGCTTCTCTGGGGGTGGCGGGTCCAGTGGAGCGGCCACTGCGGTTCTGAACGGCAGTGGCGGCGACGGCGGCGACGGAGTGGTCATCATCACCTCCTGGTAAGGGAGATTAGTTATGCGTTGGGCTATGATCGTTAACGGGCGGGTGGACAACATAGCCATCTGGGACGGCGTAGCCGAGTGGGACCACGGTGCGGATGCACTAATCCGCCTGGATGAGTCGGGCTACGAGGTCGTCGATATCGGATGGTCCTGGGATGGTACTTCGTTCGCCGCGCCGGTACCTCCTGATCTGGTGCCCGAGTAATTCAATTGGAGACACTGCGATGAGTGGAATCAACATAATGGGCTCTGGTCCGCTCGGCACGATGGACGCTCCCCCCGCGCCCGGGGACATCCGCGCCAGCGTCAAGGGCGTCCTCCAGCCCCTCTTCCCTGGCGTCAAGTGCTACCCGGACGCCATCGACCAAGGCACCGGGATGCCCGCCATCCTGTATCGCTTCGAGAATCGCCAAGACAATCCGGTTATGGGCAATTCGCCGAGCCATGGTGCCAAGATAGTCAGCTCAAGCGGCTACGTCGTCTTCCACTCGTTCGACTACAGCAAGCCGGACGCCGTCCAGCGCGCCATCCTCATCAAGCAAGCCTTCAACGGCCTGAGGGGTCCGATGGGAACCGTCTACGTCGGGTCGTCGTTCAAGCTCAAGGACGAGACGGACGACGAGCTTCAAATTGACGATGGTAGCGGTCGGACCATCTACGAGGTCCGGTTGACGTTCCACGTTGGCTGGTGCGAGTAGGTCCGGTTGCAAAGTTATAGCATCTGTTGGGTTCCACGCCCTACGTCCTCGATTCTGGAGTCTTCGCCATGCCGGACCCTGTAGTTCTTTTCGGTGAGTCGACCGTCCTCGGGTACCGCGCCATTGTTGGCGGCACCACCTACACACCGGTCGGTAACCGGGTGTCGATCGACGGGCCGAACCTGACGCGCGACAAGGTCGACACCACCATCCAGGCAAACGAGGCTGGGACCTTCTACCGCACCTCCCGGCCCAGCAACATGCTGACGCCCGGCGAGCTGAAGCTCAAGGTCTATTACAATCCCCTGGACACGACCCACCAATTCCTGCTCACGCAGCTGGTGGCTCCCGCCGCGACCGCCTCCAAGAACTGGCAGGTGCTGTTCTCGGACGGGTCGGCGTGGTCCTCGGACGGCTACGTCACCGGCTACACCGCCTCGAAGATGGACGTCACCGGAACCGGCAACGTCGAGGCCGACGTCACCATCACCCTCACCGGCGAGCTGACGATCACGCCGTTCGTCGATCCTGGTTGATCCGGCGGTCGGTCGCTAGGGTCCGTGGCGGTACATTCGGGAAGTGCTTGAGGGAGATGATTCGATGGGTATGTCGCTGAGCGATTTGCTGGCTGTGAAGCGTAAGGTCGTCAAGGTCGAGACCCCGGCTGGCGAGGTGTTCGTGCGCGAACTCACCGTCGGCGAGATCCGCGCCTGGGTGGCGGACAAGGACGAGACGCTGGAAAAGGCTAAGATGCTGGCGCTGTCGCTCAGCGACGAGGGGGGCAACCCGTTGGCCGACCAGTCCAACGTGGACGCCCTCAACTCCATCCCCGACAGCACCGCCCAGCCGATCTACCTCGCCGCCATGAAGCTGAACGGCTTCATCAAGGACCCCGTGGACCCAAAACCGCAGGCGTGATGGACCCCGACCTGGAACTAAGATGCCGGGTCGCCATCGCGCTGGGAAAATTCCTCCACGAGGTCGACACGCTTACCGTGAGCGAGATGGACGTGTGGCGCCAGATGCACGGTTCCTACTGCCTCATGCTCCCGAGCGAGGTGGCGGGGACCGTGGCTGCCGCCACCGCCAATTTCGCCGGCAAGATCGCAAAAGACTATGTCGAGCCCGAAGACTTCATCGCGATGTCGGGGGCGCGCCGCGAGGCGTTGCGGGTCAGGAAACAGGCGTTGGCCGATCATCGGACCAAAGAGCAGATGATCGTGGTCAAGCTGAACGCGGAGATCCAGGCCGCCGTCCGCAAGGCATCGGCCAAGCAATCCGAGGCAAAGCCGATCGTCCCAAAGCCTGAAATAGTCGTCGTGACGCCGGTCAAGTCTAGTCAGAGCAGCCAACGGGGGACGCGGCGATGAGCACGATCAAATCGGTAGACATCGCTGCCGGGCTCGATCCCTCCGGCATTGTCAGCGGCGTGGCAAAGGCCAACGCCGCTCTCGGCCAGTTGGGTGGTGCGCCGCTCAACAACATCATAACCAAGGCCATCGCAGCCTCGAACGCCATCGGGACCATTGGCGCAAAGCCGGTAGTCATCAAGGTGGATGCCCTCGGTCTGACCAAGCTCGATCAGCAGTTCAATAAGATCAAGGACAACATCGCGCTCCAGCAGGCGATGGTTGGCAAAAGCTCCAATTGGTCCGGCATCGAGCAGGCCAAGATCGACTTTGGTCGTCGCAACGCGAGGGTGCAGGACCCTTGGCAGCGTGGCGCGAATCAGGTCGCGTTCAACAACAGGGTGGGGGAGGCCAGCGCAGCCGCGCAAGGGCTGGATGATCAGCTGGAGGCCCGTCGCGCTCTTGAGGCTGCCACCAAGAAGCAGCTGGACGACGAGAAGTCGGTGCTCAACACGGTCCAGTCCCTGAAGCGCGAGTACGACCAACTCAGGATGACCAAGGATCAAATCCTGGCGTCCGACCTCGCTTCCAGGGGCGCGACCCAGGCGCAGATCGACCAGGCCGTCAAGCTGCGCCTGGCCACCGACGAGTTGGCTAAGCAGAAGTCTCTCACCGAGGATATCGCGCGGTTCACGCGAGAGGCAGCCGAGGCCGGTACCAAGCGACGTGGTCCCGCTGCGTCCCGGGTCGATGCGTTGCGAGCCCGTGCCAGAGACATGTACGGCGACAACCTCCCCGACGAGGTGAGTAGCGGCCTGGATGGTGCTGATAAGACGGCTGCCGCGCTGGACAAGCGTAAGAAGAATATGGGCTTCGCGATGCTCACGTTGGGTCGCGGCGTGCAGGACTTCAGTGCGGCCGGACTGATGGGCATCACGAACAACGTTGAGGGTATGGGCGTGGCGATGGGGATGAGCGCCGGTGCGGCCGGTGCCCTCACCCTGGGGATCGTCGGTCTACAGGTTGCGATGCCCATCATTAAGAGCCAGTCGGCTGAGTTGGCCGATCGCTATATGCCCAACCTGGCTGCGGGCTTCTACGATGTCAACAAGTCGGTCAAGGAGTTCTTATACACCAGCAACAAGGGGTCGACGACCTACCTCAAGGGGCAGGTGAAGGAACTGTCTACCGAGTTCGATCGGCTGAACGAGAAGAGTAGCATCCGGGACTTTAGTGCTTACACAAAGTCCCGCAATGATTTCTACAACTCTTCCCGTAATCTCAACAAGCGGGAATCCGCCGAGCAGTCGTACCAGGACAAGGTCTCAGATCCTCGGTCCAGGGCTGAATTGCTGAATTCGAGCGGATTCTCGGATCGCAGCAGCTACCTGAATGCTCGCATCAACGGCGAGGATGCCCAGAAGCTGGGAGAAGTCGGCGTCGATCGCAGGGCGGTGATGGAGGCCGAGGCTAAGGCCGCGAGGGCCACCGCCTTGCTTAACAGCGACAAGTTCCGACAGGACGATACGACCGCCGCCCTCCATGGCACCAATGCTATGGCCAACAGGCAGACGGAGACCGCCGCCCTGAGGGCTGCGGCGGACGGCGCGTCGGCAGAGGCCACCAAGCTCCGTAAGCAGATCACCGACGACGAGGCGCTAGTCTCCGACGCCCTGAAGGGCGACCTCGAAGCCATAGGCAAACTGCGCGAGAAGATCGTCGCCAACACCACCATGTCCAAGGCCGACAAGACCCGGTGGGAACAGGCACTGAAGACCGCCGCAGACCCGGTGGCCCTCCTGCGCGAAAACGATAAAACCACCCGCGAGCAGAACGCCCCCGCGCAGACCTTCGGGGCTGAGAACCGCACTCGCGAGATGCAAGCCGAGGTCGGGATCGTCGACGGCCTGCTCAGCGCCAACATCAAGCTCAAGGACATCGAATTCGAGCGAGCCCTCGGAGTCGAGAAGTCCAAGATGGCCTACAACAGCGTCACCAAGGCGGTAATCGAGCAGTACGAGGTCGAGAGCCGCCGGGGCAGGGCGCAGGGTGCCGAACTCCAGGGACGCGGCAAGCTCGAATCGCTGCGGGAGGAGGCCGACTACCAGGCCAAGCTCGCCGTCTCGGGCATCAACCTGAATTCGATCGCCGAACGCCGCGCCCAGATCGACGAGACGTACAGGAAGAATCTCGCTGATGGGATGAGCCAGCAGCTTGCGGGCGAACTGCGTCTCGTCGCCATCGCCAAGGATGAGGTCGAGCACCGCAGGAAGATCAACGACGAGCTGAAGCGTGGGGCGGTCGACCTTGCCAATCCCGGCCTCTCGGGCTCGGTCGCCGACATACTCAAGCGTCGCAAGATGGGCGAGATCACCGGCGACCAGGCCGGCGCGCTGTACGACCAGGCCCAGCAGGGGCAGAAGAACGATCGGCAGGTTGGCAGGGTCAATGACATCAGATCCGCCGCAAAGTCGGCGTACGACGACACCCGCACGATGGCCGAGAACCAGACCCAGAATCTGACCAAGCTGGCGATGGCCAAGCAGCTGGGCTTCCTGGATCAAAACACATTCGATCGCTCCATCCGGAAGACCGCCCGCGACAACGTGGCCACCGGCGATATAGGGGCGGTTGATGCGACCTCGACCGAGGCTTACAGCATCTTCGCCAAGCAGGGAAACGAGTCGAGCCAGGTTTGGTCGAACATCGAGTCGTTGACCAAAGAGAGCAATAAGATCCTCGCACAGATCGCAGCCAATGGCGCTCTGGCGCAGGCCAAGCAAATTAATGACAACCTGATATCGAGCGGCGCTGATGCTCAGGCGTCGGACGGCCAACTCTATCCCAACACCTGGTGAGGCAAGGCAGATGTTAGAACCCGGAGTTTATGAGAAGCCGAAGACCAGGACTGGCACCCTCAGCGCGAACGGTCGCCACACGATATCGCGCACCTGGCAGGTGATCACCGAGACCCCGGCTACGGGCGTTGCCAACGTGTACGAGATGCTGAAGTCCGCCGGCATCGTCCTCAACATGGCCTACAACCTCGACGGCGAGACTATCCTCGGGCACTACTTGCAGTCGCTCGTGCCTACGGAGTCGACCGACGACGGCATCCAGTGGGATGTGGTCGGCACGTTCGCTCAGTACGATCCGACGCAGACCGGCGGTGAGAACCCTCTGAACGCCAAGACCCAGTGGACCATGCGTCCCAACATTAGGCAGATCCCTGTTGACGTTGACTCGAACGGGGTGCCCGTCCGGAACAGCGCAGGCCAGCGGTTCACCCAGCCCCTTACCCGCGACTACAACGACGGCATCATTAACGTGGTGCGGAACGAGGCGTCCATCGACCCGGCCCTGCTGGCCGCCGTCGAACAGAAGGTCAACGACGATCTATTCTTGGGTGTCTTCCCAGCGAAGACTTGTCGGTTCGTAAGCGCGGAGGTGTCGAACGGCTTTGGTCCGGACGGGACGCCGTACGTCACCGTTCAATATCAGTTCGCTCTGAAGTGGAGCACTTGGGTCGTCAAGCTGCTCGATCAGGGGACCGTGCACCTGGAGTCGGGGAAGCAGAAGCCGAACTACTCTAGCGGTGGCGTCACCATCAAGTCCGATCCGTCGTTGCTGGACGGGTCGGGCGGTCTTCTGGCTGACGGCGCGGATCCTGTCTACCGTGAGTTCGAGCCGTACGAGGCGATCGACTTCTCGATCTTCAATTTCGTTCTTTAAGGGTCGTGGCCATGCAGAACCGTAAGGAAGCCTGGCTGACTACCAAAGCCCGTGAGTGGGAGCTTCGGCACCAAGCGTTTGACGGCGCCTACGCAGTCGATCAGACCGTCCGGTGGTACGTGCTCACGCCCAAAGATGGAATAGGTGGAGCGTCCGAGGCCGATGCCGTCGTAGACTTCGGGGCGGGACCGATCCCGGTGATGGATGGTGATGAGCCAGTCAAGTCCAGGACGCCCAGCGGCACCTCCTGCTTGGCGTACGAACTGGATGATGACGGGGTCTTCCAGCCAAAGGTGGTAGTGGATGATGAGGGTGGCATTCAGTTGGTTCGGTACGACGTCTACAACTGGTCGGTGAACGGGATATCTGGTAACGCGTTCATGCGGACCGAGGTGGTTGGGGGTAGGCACTTCCTGGTCAACGCCGAGTGCCCGCCGCCACCCGACGAAGGGGAGTGACCGATGCCGACTGTGCCTAATTGGTCGCCGTTCGCACCCGCCCCGCACTGCGGGTGCGATACGACTTGCAAGTTCACCTACCACGTCATAGACCCTTGCGGGGTACCGCCCAACGAACCCGTCGTCGGGGCCACCGTCGAGGTGCGCAACGGTTCGGGGGACCTCCTCCAGACCGGGACAAGCGACAGCAACGGTGACTATGTAGTCACCGGCCTGCCGTCGGCCGGCTACACCTTCACCACCATCACGGGTACCGACAGTTGGGTCAGTGACCTAATCCTGGCCGAGTGCGGCAAAACCTACCAGTTAAAATCACGCTGCGCTCCCAAGATCCGGTTCAAGGTGAACACGGCGGCTGCACCAGTAATCACGTCGCTGCCCAAGCTGTTCCCGACCGAGACGACCGACGGTTCCGACATCATCTGGACGCTGTGCGATCCCAGGACCCGATTGCCGGATTTCTACCCGAAGACGGTGACGTTCACGGCCACCAGCTACAGCTCGCCCGGGGTGGTGAACCCGCTGTATCCCTCGCTGTGCGTCACGCTCACCTTGCAGTGCTACAGCGACATAGAGATAGACCTGACTCAGTCCTACTGGGGTGATTGCTACTTCGGAGTCCAGTCATGCGACGGCGGGTGCTCCTACGGGGCCGGCCCGAACAGGAGGGGCCTGGTGAGCAAGAAGATGGAGGTGAAGTTCACCAGCAATGATGGTCGGTTCGCCGACGACGAGGGCCAGTGGATAACGCTGACGGGATCGGTGTCGGGGGGTGGCATCTACACCTGGAGTTCGGGGCCGCGCGGTCACCAGAACAACTACATGTCCATGGACTGGAAATGTGGTTATGCGGGCTCGTGCTGGCTGAACACGCCCGCCGCGCCCGAGGCCAAGCGGATTTATTACAGCGGGACGGAGATCACGCTTACCGGGTCGTCGATCACTTACAGGCGGGTGAGTGGCACGGATCAGACCAATCAGTTTGGTTGCACTAATACGACTCCGCCGTGCAGCACTGGAGCTGGCAGTGGCGTTCGGGGTTGTTATTGGTCGGACCAGACTGGGCTCCTCTGCTCTGATTATACGAACACGGCGAGCGTCAGCCCGTTCGGTTGTTGTCCAACCAACGTGACCGTGGGCGTCATACTCACCGATTACTTCACAGGCAAGTGGGGTTACTCGATTCGAGAAACCTGCTGATAGGATTGGTGAGATGATGTCCAGGTGCAATTTCTGTCCATTGGGTGCTGGTGATGGGGTTTGCGCTCCGGCGGTTGATCATCCGAGGCTGTGCAGACTGGTCGAGCGTGAGCTTACCTTGCCGCTTGAGTCGCGCTATTGGACGGACTTGACGCGCGGGGGCGGGGGGCCGGATGTCGTGGAGGTGGTTAAGTCGGAGTCGTTTTTCGGGGCGGCGCCGGGCGTGCCCTCTGTGACGTCCTCGGTGCCCTCTGACGGGGCTGGCGCGGCTTCCGGCGGGTGCGGGGCTTGCGGTGGCGGGAAGAGCAAGCCAGGGGCCAAGACGGCAGTCGTTCCGGTGGTCGTCAGACAGCCGACGGTGATCAAGCGGGTGGTCGTCAAGCGGCGTGAGGTCTAAGTCGTCGCCGGTGGGTGCTGTTTGGCGAATTCGTAGATGGTCCGCAACAACATATTGCAAAAGTCGATCAGCGACCTGGCGTCCTCTGCGCTGGACGGAGCGGTCCTGTGGTTGGCACCGTTCCCCTTCTCCCTTAACTGGTCCACCCATCCCCGGTTGTTGGACGTGATCAGGTTCTCGTCCACGAAGAACTGCACATACTCGGCGAAGCTTTTCCCTTCCTTGGCACCGTGGGCGACCGCCACGTTCATAAGAAGTTTCCTTGAGACCATGACTGACGCCGTGTGCGCGTTGACGGTCAGACAGGAGCGAGCCTCGTTGTAAAGAGCCATAATGTCCTCGGGAAGATTCGGGACATCCTGGCCCGGCCGTCGGACAGGGTACTGCCATTCGGGGCAATCATTCCAAAAGGTCGGGCAGTCGCAGCCCGGGCAGATGAACAGGTACGCGAATTCGGTTTCGCTGCTATACCTCTGCTGCCGCCTTTGCATGAAGCACCTGTTTGCGCGCACCAATGCATTGCAGTATCCGCAGATGTACTGCTTTTGGCCGGAGCAGTTCACAGTATTTTGCCAGCCTTGCACGACCCCGTAGTCAACCATTCAGTGCTCTCCTCGGGACGCCAGACGCCGAACGGAACTGGACTGCTGTCTATTATAGTCGATCGATGGCGTCAAGCAACACTGCCCCCTCGTGGCGCTTAGGGCCGGCTTGCGAAAGTGATACAATGATGGCGGGCCGCCAGCCAAGGGCCGCTACGGCCCCGGTGGGCGTCGTGCAGCCGGCGGCGATCAAGCGGGCGGTCGTCAGGCAGCCGACAGTGATCAATCGGGCGGTCGTCAAGCGGCGTGAAAGGCCCTCTTGATCTGCCTGCAATCGTACCATCTTCCTGGTCTTGCGTTCACCAGGTTTTTATAATAGACCGATGCGAATCATAGTAACCGGCGATCGCAAATGGTATGTGCCCGAGCTTGCCGAAGCGATTCTGGCTCGGCTGATATTACGCTACGGCGGCTCGCTGGTCATCGTCCACGGGGCGGCGACGGGGGTCGACCAGTCGTTCTCCGAGGCGTGCGCCGACTCCGGGATAGAACAGGAGCGGCACCCCGCTCGCTGGGAGGACGTCTACGTCGAGGGCGCGGTGGTTAGGCACGATCGCAAGCGGCCATACAACGCTAACGCGGGGCCAATGCGGAACGCCGAGATGGTCGCCTTGGGCGCGGACATGTGCATCGCCCTCCACCGTCGCATCCGGCTGAGCAAGGGGACCCGCGATTGTGCGTTGCGGGCGATCGAGGCGAGGGTCCCAACGTATCTGATCGAAAGCGAGCTGGGCGAGCCTCGGCGTTTGTCATTCTCGGATTTGGTCTAAGGGGTTTATAAGGCGACACCCGACGGGCCGGGTGCCGTAGCTTGCCTGGCTGTCGAGCGTTCGTGCCGTTCGACCGGGGAGGAGTTCCTCGGTGGCAGATCTCAAGCAGACGTAGCCTCGTAGGACCGGGCGAGCAAGCGTGCAGCGATGCTAGCTAGGCTTACGTTCTCCCGGAAACCTGACTGGAGCGAGATTGATCACGATCCGATCGCCCGGACGGCGGTAGCCCGAGTTGACGATCGCCCGCTCGACCCGGTGCGTGCTCTCCTTCACGGCCGCCTCGGCCAGCCCGACCAGAACCGTTCGGGGCATCGACGCCGACGAGACGTCGACCTCGACCTCCACCGGCGCCGCGTCGATCCCGATCAACGTATAGGACGAGAGCTTGGCGAGCATGGTTCCCGATCGTCTCGACGCCGGACCGTAGCAAGGAATTGATTTCCATCCAAGAAGACCATAGCACACGATACGCTATCATGGCCTCATGGCGGAAGACAGCCCCACGTCAGCGTTCCAACAGCACCACGACTTCCTCCTGCATGGCCCCCTGGAAGTTCTTGAGGTGCGGCAGGCACATCGATTTAGCCGTCCAACCCTGACGCGCCAGGTGGTTGAGCGCCTCTTCGAGCCGGGCCAGGTCGAACTTGCCCTCGAAGAGCTTGTCGCGCGAGGTGAGGAGCTTGTACTCCTTGATCGCTCCCTCGTGATGGACCGTGAACGACTCGGCCGGCGCGGCATGGGCGTCGGCGGCGCGTTCCGGATTGGCGACGGCCTGGAGCAACGACGACTGGTCCGGGGCGAGACTCCAAGAGGCGGCGTCGAGCCCCTCGACGGCGATTCCGTCGTGAGCCGACGCGGCGGGTCCCGGCGCGGCGACGTCGCCGGGGCCGGCTGGGGCCGCGGCGGGAGCGGGGGCGGAAGGCTTACCAGCGGCCGCGGCCACATGGAACGCCTGGCCGCATTTCTTGCATTTGATGCGGGCGCCCACCAGATTGGCGGGGATCTTGCCGCGTTCTCCGCACGATGGACATGCCACGTTGAGCAT